GCGGTAAATCGTCGTGCGGTCGCGCCCCATGAGCTTGGCGACTTCGGTGATCGTGTAAGCGACCCGCGTCGTCTCGGGATCGCGCCTCGGCGGGGGACGGGTCATTTGCAACCGCCTGCCACGTTTAGCTGCTTCCGTCAACCCTATGTGAAGCTCGGATCGCCGTCGGCGCCGTTCTCGAGCATGCCGCGCAAGAGTTCGAAAACCTGGCGCACCGTTTGGCCGTCGTGGCGTGAACAGACTTTGCGGCTCAGCCTGGCGCGATGGCGCGCGACGACTTCGATCGCGTCGGCCAGGGCGGCGTCGAGATCGCGCTGGCGCTGCAGCACAAGCGCCTCGGCTTCGGCCTTGATCGCGTCAGGCGGCGCGGCCTGCTCCTCAAGCGCGGTCTTGACGGCGGCCTCGATTTCTTCCGCGTCGGCCGCTTCCATGGCGTCCCGCAGCCGGTCCACGCTCGGCAGCTTGTTCATGACTACTCGCCTTTCAATCAAGCCACGGCGGCGCCCTAACAGCGTGCGCTCGGAACGCTACAACACGATCGCCGGGTTTATCCTGGCGTTCACAAGTATCTCCGCGCGATTTCGCACTTGCCGGCTGCGACGCGCATGAGCGGCCGCTTCTCGCGCTTCTTGCGCTGGCGCTTCTTGGTCAGGCCCCAATGATAGGCCTCGCGCCGCTTGGCCTCGGCGATCGCGCCCTTGTCGGCCTTCGTCTTCTCGGGGTGGCAGACCGCCGTGCACAGCAATTGCCCGTCGGCCGCGGTGAGCTTGCGCGGCTTCTCGCCGATCGGCCGCATGCCCTCGGCGCGGACGTGATCGATTTCATAATCGGCGCGCTTCGGACACCAACGACCGCAGCGTTCGCAATGGATTCGCCAAGAGCTATCGCTCGCCCGGGTCACGATCGCGACTTGAACGGGAACGGTGAACTCGACCCTCATGAGGCCTCCGCGTCGAACACGACGCCGCGCTGCAGCCCTTCCGAGTAGATGAGCTCGATGAGGTCTGAAAACTTGGCCTTGTCGAGCTTCGAAGAGCGATAGCCGAGGGCCACGACGCCGTCGCCGTCCAAGCTCGGCATGAAGGTCAGCTTGTAGCCGAGCGCCTTCATGAAGGCGCATTTCCAGTCCTCGGGCTCATACTTCTGGCCGGCGTGCTCGAGCTGGTCGGAAACCTGGGCGAGCAGCTTCCACATGAGGCGGTTTTGCTGGCTAGTGCGCGGGTCGTCGATAAGGTCGAACTGCGCCCCGATCGGCGCGGCCGCGACGGCGGCGACGAGCTCGGCGCGGTTGCTCGCGGTTATCGTGCGGGACAGCCTCACGGCCTCTCCCATGGGCCATAGCGCTTGCGGAGCGCGTTGAGCTTGCCGTCGAGCTCGGCAAGGAAGGTCTCGACTGCGTTTTCCATATCCGCGATTGCCGCCTCGTCGCGCTCAAGGCGCTTGACGAACAGTTGAAGGCCTTCGGGAAACCTGGGATCGAAGCTGCAGAAATCCCAAAACGCGCGGCCGCTGCAGGCCAGGTTCCAAACAATCTGCGGCATGTGGTCGTCGGGGATCGCGTCGGCGATCAGGGTTTGCAGATGCGTCGAGCTCGTCGGGCATTTGAGCTCGAGGCCGCCGTCGTCGCCAACGAACGCGTCGGGCGAGGCGTGCGCGCCGGCGATGCGCGGATGGCGGATAACGCCCGGCCGGATGATTGCGGCGTTGGTGACGAACGCATAAGCCGCGCGGGCTTCGTCCTCATGGTCGACGCCCCATTGCAGCGCGTTGACGCGCTTCGCCGGCTGGCCGGTGACCCGCTCGGCCGCGAGCTCGTACATGAGGTCGAGCGAGGCTTTCAGGCGCCCTTCGCCGCGCTTGCGCATGGCGATCGCGTCGCCGACCGTCGACCCGCCGACCGAGCCCAGCCGGTCGAGATAGAAATCAACCGTGTTTTGGCGGTCCAGCATTGGCGCGCCTCTTCTTCTCGGCCAGCAGCGCCTTGCCGCGCTTGAACTGGTTGACCGTGATGGCGGCGAGCGACTCGGCGCCGAGCGTTTCGAGAAACTTCGCCTGATCGCTGTCCGTGTCGCGCAATTGCTGTTCGATCAGCATGATTTCCTCGAGGCCGATCACGGCCTCGCCGGCGGCCTTGCCGTCGTCGTCGGCGTCTTGCAGGGCGTGGGAGACGATCGGCAGCACCGCCATGAGCGCGTAGCGCCGGCCATAGGTCAGGGCCGAGCCGATGGCTTGCACGTCGTTCTTGCTTCCCGTCGAATCGTGCTTGAGCGGCGGCGTCGTCGCGCGCTCGGCGTGGCCGAGACGGTGGCGCAGGATGGCCGTGGTCGTGAGGCGATTGTCGGAGGTCGTCTCATGTTCGAAGCGCAGCGAGAAACCATGGAGGGAGAGCGGCTTTCGCAGCGCGTCGAGGATGTCGTCGAGCGTCGCATAGGGCGTCTTTTGGATGGGCTCCGCGTTGGGCGGCAGGCCGCCGGCGCGCTCGCGATCGGTCTTGCTGTAGACGACGATGCGGCCGCGGCGATCGATAACCGGCAAATCGGGTTGGAGCTCGGCGAAGGCCTCGGCGAAGGCGATCGAAGCGCGTTGCGCCTCGACACGTTCTTTCATCGCCATCAAGCGCTCAAATTTCTCAATATCGACGCTGGCGTCGCGCGATGCGCGCTCAATCATCGCCAAAATCGCGTCGGACGAAGGTTGCGCCGGGGGGCTATCTGGGGCGGCTTGCGGCTCGAGATCGGAGCTCATGCCCCAATCGTTGCCCTCACGGTGACTATTGTCAATCTGGCAATTGCCGCCGGGGCAAAATTTTTTTGGGGAAAAGCTGTTGACAAGTTGGCTTAAGGAATCGGCCGGCGCCGGTCGCAATAGAGCTTCACGATCTCGGCGAGCTCGTCTTTGTCCTTCACGTCCAGATGTCTTGCCATGTCATCCAGGGTTACAGCGCCAGGCCCGAAAAAAAACTCGTTGGGGGTGATTTCCAAAACCGCGCACATGCGCAGCATGAGGGCGACCGAAATGCGCCGCTCCCCTGTTTCATAACGAGAAATCACCGATTTCTCGAGACCGAGGCGGCCCGCGAAATCGGCCATCGAGAGCTCGCGGGCCTCGCGCCATGCGCGAAGATAGTGGGGCAAAATCTTGGGTTGTGTAGTAATCATCGTGATTACTATAAGCGCGTTCATAAATCCGTCAACTCAGAAAAAGCGTGAAATGACGCCCTGGCACAGGGCGATCGAACGCGCCTCTTGACGTCCTTGCCAGACTGGCAACACACTGAGCGCCATGACCGCGAAACGCGTCCGCGACAGTTGGACGAACCACGAGATTTGGCAGCGCCATCCCACTGCCCGAGTCCGGCTGATCCGCGCTCGCGAAGACGCGGGCATGTCGCGCCTCGAGCTCGCCGAACGCTTGGGCGTCTCCCGATTTTTTGTGTTCTCAGTCGAGATCGGGCGCCGCAAGACGCGCCTCGACACGATGCAGGCGTGGGCGGAAATTCTCGAGATCCCGCTCGAGTTTTTCCTGCCCCCAAGCGAGCGCGCCAAACGGCACGCGCGCGTCCTCGTCGAAGAAACAGCGGCGTAATCGCCCATGGGCCGCCGGCGGCAGCGCAAGCTTTTTGTGCCGTTGGAACGGGACATCCAAGCCGCTGTCGTCGAGCACTGGCGGCTCCTGGGCGGCCCTCACACGCTCGTCGGGGCAATCCCCAATCAGAACGCTCACGGCCAGCCAGGCCTCACGCCAGGCCTGCCGGACCTCATCGTCATGGGCGAGGGCGTGCCGGGGCGCATCGCCCTCGTCGAGCTCAAGCGCGACGGGCAATCGCCGCTGAGCGACGCGCAAAAAGACATCCGCGACCTTTGCAGCCGGCTCGGAATCACCTGGCGCGTAGCGCGCGGGCGCGACGAGCCGATCGCCATCCTCGAGGCATGGGGCGTCGTGCGTATGAGTGCGGACAGTGTTGGAGGCGAAAGACCGGCTGATCCTCGCGGAGGCTCGGCCGGCGCTCAAGAGGGTGAACGGCGGCTCGGCGTTTGAGCGGGCCCGCCATCCGGGCCCGAAGCCGCGCTTGGCCGGGAAACGCGTGAGGGCGCTCGTCGAGGCGGGCCTGTTGCGTTGGGTCAATCGTTGCCGATCGGCGGCAGCGCTGACGGAGGAAGGTGAACGTGAGCGGGGATCCCGGCAAGCCGACTATCGACTTGCTGCTCGCCACGAAGGCGGTGGTGGAGCGTGACCTGGCGCACGGATTCATTACCGAGCAGCGGCTGCGCTTCACCATCGAGGCCCGCAAGCGGGAAACGAAAAAGCTTTCAGAGCAGGGATTGTCGACGCGGGAGATCGCCAAGGTGACGGGGGCAAGCCAAACCCAAGTCGTCCGCGATATCAACGGCGATCGAACCAAAACGGTTCGAAACGCGAACCAAAACGGTTCACCCACCACGCGCGAACTTCTCTCTCAATCCGATCAAAACGATTGGCGCACGCCGCGGAAATTCCTCGACGCCGCGCGCGAGGTCATGGGCGCGATCGACCTTGATCCGGCGAGTAGCGCCGAAGCCAACGAGACCGTCGGCGCCGGCCTGTTCTATACCATGGCTGACGATGGCCTTCAGCAGCCCTGGAAAGGGCGCGTCTGGCTCAATCCACCCTACGGCGGCGCCGCGCGCCTCTTCATTGAACGTCTGATCCGCGAATACCAGGTCGGCAACGTTTCGGCCGCCTGCGCTCTGATCAATTCGCATCCGACCGAAACGAAATGGTTTCAAGAGCTCTTCGATTATCCTGTTTGCTTTATTGCTGGCCGGATCGACTTCGGCGGGCCTAGCCGTGAGATTTCGACGACTTCGACCCACGGCTCCGCCGTCTGCTACCTGGGCAACGATCCCGACAAGTTCACCAAAGCATTCTCGCCATTCGGCTCGGTGGTGAGAAAAGTAAAATGACGATCAAGTGGAACTGTTTGGATGGGGAGCGATGTTACGTGCGCCATCAATTGCCGGATTGGGCCATGCTCGACGGATGCGTTGGGCAAACGAGGGTCTCGGCAAGCGACATCGATGGCATCATTCACCAAAACGGACACCTTCTTTTCCTCGAAAAGAAGCACCCCACGGGCGTTCTCAGTCCGCCGCAAATCCGGGTGATCAATTGCTTGGTTCGCCACGGCGACGCGGTGATCGCCTTCTGGTGCACGAAGCCGAACGGCGAGGACGTCACGAAAATGCGGGTGTGGGGAATCCGCGGCTACGATTCCACGCGGCTTGTCGATGCTTCGCTCGCAGACCTGCGCAAGGCCGTCACGACCTGGTGGGGCATGGTTTACGCGGAGGGCGTGGTGTGAGCCCGCGGCGCCCATGACCGTCGCCGACATGGTCCGGGCGATGCAGGCGGCCGGTTGTTCAGCCGACCAGATCGTTGCCGTCATCGGCGAGCTCGACAAAATTCGCCTCGGAAGGAACGCCGCGCGCCAGCGGCGCTTTCGCGAACGGCGTAACGAAAGTGACGTTACAGGCGTTAC